GATTCGTCGTATGCCTTTAGCTCTGCGAAATCAGCTTCGCTTGGGGGTGTGTCCTTATCCCATTGATAGGTGCGGCCAGCAGGCGATACAATTGTCATGGAATGAGTCTATCATGGGCCACTTCGCTTCCACCCTCCGCTGCCGGGGATGGGAATCAACTTTTGGCCAGACGTAGTTGGCGTCAGCGTGCTTGACGTCGTTGGCGTGATGGCTTGATCTGATCTCCCAAATAGAGTGGCGCGCTGCATTTCCCATGATTTCATTGCGTCTGGGGTTGGCTCAAGCATACTGCCCCTCGGCGGATACTTTGAGTGCCCGGCCATGATGATTTCCCTAATCTCAAGCGGGACATCCGTCCATGACGGATACCTCTTTTCATCCTTAATCGTTTCGTTTATGAGTTTTAGGTATTTATCCTTTTCGACATTCTTGGCCTCCGCAAGCGTGCCCCTATCATCAATGACGCGGGTTGTTCCATTAGCCTCAATGACAGTAAAATCGCCAATCTTAGTGCTCAGATATGGCGACTTGCTTGCTTCGCTGATTTTCTTTAAGAAGTCTGGATTAGCAGCCCCTCCATTGGACAAGTATGTATCAATGATTAACGCTTGTCTTTGTGGCCCCGGTGGCAGTCCCTCTGCCGAAGCTAGGGCCTGTTTATACGCATCGTAATTGTTCTTTTCATCAAGTCCCGTTTTTTTCTTTACGCCTTCCGACAGAACCTCCGCCGCCCTCATCTGCGATGGAGTCATGTTGCTTGAGTCAAATGGCTGACCGAGCGCCATTGCATTTCCGGCATCCTCAATCAATGCCTTTTCCGTGATCAACTTTGCCTTTTGCAATGCCGCAGCATCCTTTGCCTCAATGGATTTGGTTTGAGCCTCAATCTGGCCTAGCTTCGCTTTAGATTCAGCCTGACGGAGATAGCGTTCCTCGGCGGCAAGCTTTTGGGTTGGTGTGTATTTAGCAAGCGCCTCAGTTGAGACCGGAGACGGAATCTTGCCTCCGCCAGTATTTAGCATTTGAGTGTATTCAGCTACGGCTTTTTCGTCTTTGGTCTTGCGGCCAAGTTCAGCCATTCCGAGAATTTCATTGAGTGCTTGTGGGATGCCCTTAGCGATTGTGGATTTTTCACGAGAAGACAGATTCGGGTCAGCGAGCGCGCCCATAACCTGACCGAACTTGGCTTGGACATCTGGGTTTACGTCTTTAAGGAATGGTTGGATTGCATTACCAAAGCGCTCCGCCGCCTTAACGTCTGCCTCAAGCTGTTTATTCTCTTTCTGCTGCTGAACAATGCTCTCAAAGCCCTTCAATGCGCCGCCAACGGCAGATGTGATGCCCTGAGCCTGCATCTGTGCAGACTGCCCAGAAGCTTGCAAAAACGGCGTGTAATCGACAGCCGAGAGTTCCGGTCTAATTTGACTGCCAGTTGCAATAGCCATGATAGTTTTAGATTAACCCAATCCTTTGCCAAAGAAGCCACCGCCAGCAGCAGAACCAAGACCACTAAGCGCGCCACCAATCATAGCACCACGGGCCTGAGCGTTAGCCCCGGCAACCTGAGCCTGCGAGCCATAAATAGCAGTCTGATAGCGACCAAGATTAGCCTGATTCTGCATGGCCAAGTTAAGGCCCGCGTTATAGTCCACAGCACGCGGCCCAATGGCCTGAGAACCCAATTGCTGGGCCATACCCATCTGTTGCGCCCCATAGCCCAAAGCGCCCGATTGACGCCCCAGAATGGCTTGGAACGGGTCTGCGCTGATAGCCCGATTCATGCCAAAGGCAAGCTGGCCAGCCTGAGCAGCTTCCGCACGACGCCGCGCAAGGATGTCTTCCCGGCCAAGAATCTCAGCCGCAATGGACGATTGGTCGCCAATACGCCCACGGGCAAGGCCAGCCGCACGCGCCGTCTGCTGCGCCCCACGCATCTGCTCAGGCGTAACCTTGCCAGACGCCGCATAAGCCTGTTCCGCTGCCTGCTGGCTCAACTCAGCCATACGCGCCGAATAGGGGTCAGCAGCACGCAAAGCAGCCGTTGCACGCCCGCCATACTTCTCCACGTCGTCAATGTCAGCCGCACGTTGAGCAGCCAGCGTCTCACGTTCCAAGCCAGCAGCCTGCCGAGTCGTGGCTTCCTGCATCCCAAGCAGCCCAGTCTGGTAGGTTTGGAGGTCAGCCAGATTGAGCGCCGCATATTGCGGACGAAGCTGCTTCTCAACATCCAGCATCTTTTGCTGAAGGGCAGGATCAGCCATCATTTCAGCCGTCCTGCGATACTCGTCAGCCGCGCTAACAGGAGTGGGGGCAGGAGGAGGAGTGGGAGTCTTAACGGATGCCATAGTCTTTGGGGGTTAGTTTAGCACAGAGGAGATTCGTAGGATAGGCTCTAAAGCTGTCATTGCGGCCCTTATTACGCATCCAGCCCATGAATGGCAGGTGGTATGGCGCTTGAGCCACAAACCAGCTTAAAGCGTCCTTTCCGGCTGCGTAATGCACATACCAACAGTCGGGGCTGTCTGGATGCCAATCAGACTCCCCAACTTCCTTCCTTACGGGCTTTGCCAGAAGAAGCCTATCGGGCGTGCAGAACACATACCCGTGGCACAAGTAGAACCCCAAGTCCTCCTCAAAACTCCATCCCTTGGACTTGTAGTAACCCTTGGCTTCTTCTATTAGGTTCAAGCCGGAGTGAGCGTAACCTTCCAGTTGGTATTATCAATCTTTACCAGTAGATCTCCACCATCCCAACCAAAACTAATTACATTTGGAGTGCCAGAAGCCGTCACCATTGGAACGGTGCGTCCAGTCGCAGACCCATATGCAACAATTTGACCAACAAAAGTGGCATTGCCAGTGAGCGTAGTAGCTCCATCAACACTGAGATAGCCATTGCTTTCAACTCCGGTAGATGCTTGAAGGATGTTGGACGTGGAGATTTGTCCCCCAGTGGTTAGCGTTCCATTTACCGTAAGATTGTTAATTACCGTTGCATCACCACCGGTTGTCCACGTTGGAGCGCCGGTGGATAGCTTAGTTGGCGTAATACCACCGTTCTTAACGATGATTTTACCTCCGCTCAATTGAGTGGTAATATCATCAACAGCACCGGAAGTAAAAGCGGCATTATCAACAAGATTATTGAGCTTGGTTGAAGTCACCGAGCTTCCATTGACGAAAGTTTCTCCCTTGGTTAGAATTGGCATAAATTATTGGGTTAATTAAGATACAACTGCAAGTTTTCTGATGGTTCCAGCGGAGTCTTTAACTTCAATATATCCAGTGACAGTTTGAGATCCAATGGCCGAATGAGTTCCGAACATGGCATAAGCATTGGGAGCAATCAAAACATCGCGCCATCCAGTTCCTCCCGTTAATGCTGCAAGTTCCGCTCTATTGTTGGCACCATCATATCTCAAACCAGTGTAAGTGAAACCAGAAGAAGCTGCGCCAGCATTAAGAAATCCAACTCGGGAACCTCCCTGACCAGTACTGTAAATTTCTCCAGATGCCTTGATGACTCCGGTTCGTACCGTTACATTATCCGGCGCGTCACCGGCTCCGTTATTTCCTACGGATAGATTGCTGTCCACCCATAGGTTGCCAGCGTCCTTGGTGAATATGGAACCATTGCTATAATTCCTAGCAACATTAACCAGCCCATATGTGTCAATAATCATTCGCTCAACGCCAACCTTGCCACTAATGTCTGTGCTTAGGTTGGTGTGCATCCTAATTTCAGATGCTGCTCCAGTTCCCGCTTGCAGTAGTAAATAACCCCCTGCACCAGTACCGCCAAAGTTGTTTCCAACCAAGTCAATTTGCGCTCCACGATCTGCACCGTTATCTGAGGCTCCTGTAATGGTAAGTACATCATTATCGACAGATCTCCTCATGCCAATAGCTGAGTTAATAACCAATGCATTCGTAAACACTGCGCTGGTGATAGTGGGAGTTGTAAGATTGGACCCAGAAATGGTTCCATTTCTAACCGTCACCGTATTAAACTCTGCGTCTCCGGTTCCACGAATGCGCCAACCGGAAGATCCTGCCGTAAACCCAGATGACTGAATGGTGCCAGAACCGGGAGTGATTCCATCAGAAATGGTCAAAGATTGACTGGTAATTGATCCAGCCCTAATCTTGTCAGCGGAAACTTCTTGAATCAATGCGTTCTTAATGTAAGTGGTTCCGCTTAGTACTTGAAACGGAGCAACCTGACCAACTCCAGTTGAGTCAATAACAGCAAACTTATCTGCTTGAATTACGAACTCAGTTCCTTTGGCAACATAAGCACCCGAGGCATTGTAAATCTCAACGCCAGAACCAGTGGGAACCAAATATGTAAATGTAGTTGAATTGGTTACGGTGATTAGATAGCTTCCATTTGGATTTACAGTAGCAAATCCAATGGACGTCATGCTCACCAAATCATTATTCGCATATCCGTGAGCAGTGGTCGTAACAATCGTCACTACGTTTGCAGATCGGGTAGCTGAACTGATGAACTTCCCTGCATCCGCATTGGTAGCCCTAAATCCCATGATGCGCTGACTGGGACCAGCACCAGTGGGCGTAACCATCAGCACATACTCATCTGCAATGCTGTCTACCCGCTTGTCGGGATAGGGCACCCATGCAGACGTGTCATAGCGATAGAGAATGTTATTCTCAGACGTGTTAATCCAAATGTCTCCATCATTGGGACCGACCGGAGCCGTAGCAGAGCGAGTAATCTTCTTGGCGAGATTGGTCGTAATAGTGTCCGTTACCGGCCAAGTTGCCACAGTTGCAGCTATTGGCCCAACAACCGCCGAAAACCGTCCATTACGCGCCTCAACTTTAATCCAATAATAACGAATAGATCCAGCCGCAAGGTTGTTGCGGAAGAACGTGCGCTGATCCTGTCCCACATAAAACGAGGGAGAACCCGGCAACAAATTCGTCATACTCTCGTAAATCCACGTTTTAAGCGGAGGAGTATTCTGGGTCCAAAGCCAATTTAGGATGATTGACTCAACTCCAGACGTAAAACTTAAGGACGACGGATTGTTTGGCGTAATGCCATCATCCGGCGCATAACCATCAGAATTAAGCGCACCATCCCATACAGCATCATCAATGAGCTTGTTAAGACGAATGGCCGTCGCTTTACGACTAGCCCAGTCCTCGTTCTTGTCAGTGAACGTATATCCCTTTTTGATGATGGCCATTTTATTCCGTAGATGATGTAGAACCGTTCTGAACGGCGCCAGTTATCTTAACGGCCCTAATCTTAGGACGACCTTGGGTGGGTGCAACTGTAAACTGAGCACCATAGCCACGATTGTTGCCAATGCGGGAACGAAGCGATACATCTTCTCCCGCTGCAACATAATTACCAAACACAGACAAAACACTGCCCAAACTCACACTGGAATCTGGATTCTCAATTTCCACAGAAATATTTGCATCCGACTGCCAATTGCTCGCGCTTTCAAGATGAAGCTCATACGAGTTGAACCGCTTACGATCAATGGTCGAATAGGTGTATTGCCGGGTAGTTAGGATGGAATTGATGTCCAATTGGCTAATCACCGGAGTTGCCGACATAACCAAGCAGATTTTGTCGTAATAATCTCCCTCGGTTACGCCGGATTCGTCAATGATGTGAATGCCCCCCTCTTTGCTTACGGTGTGCAGGCGATTAACCGTTCCTGCTCCAGAACGTACAAAGCCAATGATGTTCCATTGATTGCTGTTAATCAAATCAAGCGACTCCCAGCCATTGTTGAGCAAGTTAAAGACGACGATGGCATTATTGACAGCCGAATCATCCAAGGGAACAGCTAGATAGTAACGATTGTCGTGATAGACGCCAACAGCATTGGCCGCATAAGCCTTGTTAATGCGAGCCATAATGGGATTGATTGGCTCGGACAACGGAACAGATGCGCCGCGAAGATTGTATCGGTCCTCGAAATTAATGCTGTAAATACCGTTGTCGGACAAGAACAGGATTTGATTGCCAATCTGAACAATGGATTTACGAGCAACAGCACCCACCTCACGGGTAATTTCCTGCACACTTGAATTGTCCAAATCAGCACCAACGCCACGCACAATATGGATGGAATTGCGGGCAAACACAACCAGCGTGTCCTCAGCAAAGGGCTGCAATCCAACGATGTAGTCGGACGACCCAGAAGCCACCTTAAACTGATTCTGAATCTGATCGTAGGTGTTCTGATCCAGAATATCGGAGGCAATTAGCTCATCACTTACTTCTCGGGATGTGATGGTGGGGGATCCAGACGTTCCTGACATCGAGTAGTTGAATGGCATCCACAACCTGCGTTGGTGGTAGATAGCCCAAGGCGGCGCTGGCATATGCGTAAAGCCAAGCCCGATTGATTGTCGTTTGCCAACAGTGATTCGCGCTCCCGTAATGTCGCTTGCATCTGCTTTGAACAAAAACGTGTTCGCTGTTTTTGCATAAACAAGATATTGGGTTAGCGGATTGAGATCGGTGGAACCAGTATCACTAACCATCACGAAGTCACCTACTAGCACGTCATGGCCCGTTTCCGTCACCGTAACAACGCCATTAACAATGGCCGTATTACCAGCAGTGTCATAGACCAACGGCTGCGTGTAATTGCCGTTGCTAACAAGGGTGAAGACCGGGCTTCCGGTTAGGGCACTTCCATCCCACTGAAGCGCCACTTTGCCGTCACGGAATATAAACAGATAGTTAAATGCTTGAATAACTTCGCAAGTGGAGTCAACCGTTTGACCGGCGGGATAGGTGATGCTGTAAGAGATGCTGGTGTCGCTTGTTTTTACCAGAATAGCCCTAGTGGCAGTAGCCAGCACGATGTATTCGGCATTGGAGGCAGACTGGTCGGAATAGAGCGTAGTTCCGTAAATGGCAACTGCTGCCAAATCGTTAATAGTTGGCGGAGTGGCGTCGGTTAGCGTAAACGGAATCACCAATGCTCCTGCACCACCAACAATGTTAGCAAAGACATTCCGATAGCCCTTGCGCGTCTGCCATGCCCCGTCCACGTCCATACGCCCATTTTGGCTTACGGCAACCTCACCCGGCTTAAGCTGGTCAGGACGAAGACGTTGATTGAGCACGGCAAAAGCCGTATCTCCATCGTCAATTAGCTGGCTATCAAGCCGACCGAATGAGGCATACCGTGGCATCCGGCCATTCTACACTATCAACGTACGGGCTTACGTACGGAATGGACGCCCTTAATCGTGCCCTTGTTCTCGGCTGCGTAGAAGACTTGTTTGGCTTTCTTAGGGCCATACTCCGCCTTCATGGCGGCAAAAATCTTCTTACCCTTTTTAGTGAGAGGCATTATTTGCAGGATTTGCGGTCGCAGCAGCCATTCTCTTTGGACTTGGCACCTTTGCCATATTCCATCTCGCGCTCACGCTTGCCTTCGCCGCGCTCGTGCTTCATCATTTGCTTCTTAGACTTGTACTTCTCGCTAGATTTGCTCATGGCTTAATTTTAGCATCCCCAAGCTTTACGCGACCAATAATTGGCCGACAGCTTATTGGCGGTCCCCTTGATGCCGCCAGATCGGGCGCAATAGGAAGCCTTGTGGGCCGGTGAAGACTTCTTGATGGTCATGTTGGCATCACCAAAACGAACCACCTTGGACTTGCCGTTCTGGCAAGCACGCACAACCGACTTCTTGCCGCCTTGGACATCACGACGCGGGCTATTGCATGGAAGATCGCGGGGATTCATTTTCTCACTTTATGATAGCGCGCCCAGATTGAATAGATGCCTGCAAAAATAGCCAAAAGAGATGCAATGATTTTAAGCGCCCAGTCCAGTTGTTCCTGCC